TCGAACTTCTTTACCTTTATCAATAAAAGGTTGTCCGAATGTTAGAGCTCGATCTCCTGCTGATTGTATAAGTCCTTGAGCTTGGGTAATTCCCTGAGCTGTTTGACCTGTTGCTTGGTTTATTTGATTGTTAGCTTGATTAGCCCCTAAACCACCTAGAGCTGCTCCACCTACTACTAAACTAGTCGTTAATGCCATTGTTATTTTCCTTTTGTTTGTTAGAGTTCTTTTGTATAACCGATTTCAGTTGATTTATATCCTGATCTTTCATATAGATGTTTAGTTTTCTCAGGTTCGATGTTAACGAGGTAGATCATAGTCCAGTATGTTAATCCTAATTCCTTAGCTCGATTTTCAATAGCTGATAAAAGTAATGTACCAGCTCCTGAATTCCTATATTGGGGTTGAATCCACCAGAATAGTTCCTGTCCTATCTTTATGTTGAAATTTGTGTATGAGGTGCCAACTACACCCCCAATGAATCCAGCTATTTCATCCCCACTGTATGCTCCTAGTAATAATCCTTGTTCTTTCATGATATTACAACTTTGAATCACATCTTTATGAATATAAGGAACTTTATCAGCATAATTTGTTAGTTTCCAGAAGTACTCTCCCATTTGAACCATTCTAGGGATCTCATCGTTAGTTGGGGGTCGAACTATAATATCTGACATATTCTTCCTTATAAAACGTTAAAGAATGCTAAAAGAACTAGTCTACCATCTAAAGCTGAAGTACCAAAGCCATGAACTGGTTCAGCTCTATGAAATAAATGTGAAGGAATAATTACTGCTCTATTTGATTTCATTTGATAATGTTGGATTATCTCCCATTTATTGTAATTATTTGTATCTTGAATCCAAAGCTGTTCTTCTTCTATTGTTTTAGGGTTAAATTCCATTCCACTTACATGCTTCACAATAGAAGTACCGAATCCTTCTGAACCATCATTCATATATAAAATGAAGTTGTATTCCCCCATCATAGAGTCAGTATGGGCTTGATGTGGTGCTTTAACCCCTTCTAAGCTCAATCGCAAGCATAAAGGGATAGTTAATTGTATCTTTTTGTTAAGTATATCAGAAATCTTATGAAGAACTTCATATTTAATGGAATCAGGGATTTCTATATTGATATTAGGGTATATAACACCATCCAATGGGTTAACTGTACCTTTATAATCTAATCCAGATACATGATCTCTGAATTCTTTGAAATCATTAAGAAAATTATCTATTATCAATTCGGTTCCTTTGTTTTTTCTTATTATATATTACTTATAATAGACGCTTAAAGCTAAAATACTGAAATTATCAATTATACAAAATAAGTGCCACTTATTAACCATCTAGAAGTATTTGTACATTGAGTATCAGTTATTGATGTATTTGCACTATCATAAATTTCACTAACTCTAGTATTTCCTGAATCAAAATATCCCATTGCATTTCTTTCTGCTCCACTGAACCCAGAATAGAGTTGTATTTGACACATCGGGAACAGTGAGCCTACAGTTAATGGAAGTCCAGTAATTGCTAATCCTCCGGTAGAAGATCCTTTGCTTGATAAAAGTATATCCATTACCACAGTAACAACTCTTCCAACTCTAGTATAATTCCCACTTTGGGTAGTGTATGTTATTCCTGTGTTCCCACCCCCAAAAGTAATAGTAGGTGTAAAAGTTCCTTCTGCATAATTCTGTAGAGTTGTTCCACCAAAATTAATACCTGCTGAAGTTGTTGCTAATCCAGATTTTGCTACTGTAAAATTAGCATCACAAGTTAGATAATTACCAGTTCCTGCATTTGTTAATGATATTAATGCACCTGTATCTGAACCGTTCGCAGCAGTTATTGTAACAAAAGCACCAGCTTGTGCCCAATTTGTTAAGTTGGCAATCTTTAATGCTGGCTTTGTACCATTTGTATCATCTAATACAATATTAACTACAGAAGTTCCTATTATACCATTTCCCTTAACATACAAAGAGTTAGTAGCAGCTGATGATTCAATGTGGAGTTTACCAAGAGTTGGAGTAACACCTATTCCTAGATTACCTGAAGAATCTAAACGCATGTATTCTGTAAAAGGAGTAGTAGCTTTCCTAAAAATGAATGATCCCTCAGACGCTATGTACATACCTGCATTAGTTGCAGCAGTTAGGTACAAACCAGAAGCATCAGTAGTATAAAGTTCTGAAGTTCCAACACCTGATAATGTTAATCTACCATTTACATCTAGTTTAGAAGAAGGAGTTACTCCTATACCAAGACCTGTAGCATTTATAATCACTCTTTCTGTGGCATTAGTAAAAAAGGACATATTATCATTAGCATGATTATATTTAACCACACCAGCTATTGAACTTTCTGGATCAGCAAACATCATATAACCAGAAGCTGTATTAGGTGTTGCTACTGTTAAAGCACCATTAGCAGCTGATTCTATTACCCCACCAATGACGTTAACGGAAGAAACTCCTGATGTACCTGTTTTTATATGTAGCTGTGCAAGAGCAGTACCACTGGTAGCTCCTATAAATGCAGCTCCACCTATATGTTCAGTTCCAGAAACTACTAAAGAACCAAGAGTTCCCACGGAAGTAAGACTAGAACTTACTACTGTTGAATTTAAAGTAGTACCTGTTAAGGTTCCTGCAGCAGCAGTTACAGTACCACTTGCACCAAGTGCAATAGATGTTCCATTAACTGTCAAAGATGAATTAGCTAAATAAGAATTAGATATCGTAGAACCATTCCAAGTTCCAGTAGTTATGGTTCCTAATGTAGTTATACTTGATTGACCTACATAAGATCCACTGATATCTATTGTAACAACACCTTGTGGAGCAGAAGCAGTTAATCTATTTGAAGTTCCTGCTAAAGATAAAACTAAACTATCTTTTGTTCTATATGACATATTATATTATCCACCAAGTTGAGCCATCAGAAGTGATCGTTAAGGAATCATATTGAGCTGAAATCACTTGAGTAGTCACTCCATCAATTGTCTCTACTCCATTACCATCAAGGGTTACTGTATTGGCTGATGAATCTATTTTCTTAACTGTATAAATTAATCCTGTAGCACTTGCAACTAACGGTAAAGTCACAACTATAGCACCTCCAGTAGCGTCACATAAAGATGTTTTGAATCCAGTTGTACCTGCTTCAGTATAAGATACAGAATTAGCAACTGTTGTTGGACTAAAGCTTGTGCCAGTATTAGCAATTGTTATAGTGCCTACACCATTTGTAACAGAAATACCAGTTCCAGCAGTTAGTCCTGCTAGTGTATAATTAGTTCCATTTCCTATTAATAATTGACCATTAGTAGGGGTAGAAGTTAATGAGGTTCCACCGTGGGCTACATCTATAGTACCTACATCACCTGATCCTAATAAAGTAGAACCATTTACAGTTTTGATATTAGTACCAGATACTAAAGCTGTTTGTTTATTATTGAAAGTAGTCCAATCTGCGGCTAGAAGTGCTCCACGATTCACTGAGGATGCACTAGGGACGTTTAAAGTAATTACTGGGGTTGAGGTTGCTGTAGCTACAGAAGATGATAGATCAGTACCAGTAGTTCCTAGAGTTAAGGCTGCTACACTTGTAACTGTTCCAGAAGTGGTTGCAGAATAACTTTCTAATTCCTGTAGTGCTGTTTTAATTGTAGAGTTATCAGATATAATAGTCCCTGTGAATGTCCCTAGATCGGTTGAATTAGCTCCAACACCTGATAATGTTACTAGATCTGCTATATCTACTAGAGCTGAATCTAAAGGGGTTTCTAGTGCTTGTAATGCAGCTTTTATTGTAGATGAGTTCGGTATTAACGTTCCAGTAAATGTACCTAAGTTCGTAGATAAAGCAGCTACACCAGATAGAGTTACTAAAGCAGTAGAATTATTACTAGCATCATAAATAATAGAACCAGAAGCTGCTCCTACTCGATCTCTCATATCGTTAAAGAATCTACGCCAAATAGGTGAAAGAGGTCTATAACCTGTTTCATCAGCATACAATGAAAGTTTATCAGGTACAGGAGCTAAGTTCGTTATGATTATATTATCAGACATCAATGTGATCCTTTACGTAAATCTAAAGAAGCTCCAGATATAGCCCAATATTGTCCATCAGATACTTTTATCCTGAATACTCTTGATCTAGATGAACCTAATCTTCTGAACTGTACTACAGTATTAAAAGCACCAGTCCTACCTGCTGTTTCCCATATCTCATTAGACCAAGTAAAACCACCATCATCTGAGAATTGTAGAACTATTTGTGGATCTAAGTCTAAATTTACTGTCCCACCAGTTAAAAAGTCTAATTGTAATCTATCAAAGAAGATATTAGTCATACCTGAGCTTATATGGGGTGCAATTCTTTCTCGTACAATTGGGTTATTATTATCAGTATAAATATCTTTATCCATTCGATATAAATTACCATCAGCATATCCACCAACTAAGTGTTGTCCACCAAAAAAGATATGACCTTGGGCTATATTCCTGAAATATAAGTTATTACCATTATTAGAAATTCTTTCATGCCAATGAGGTAGCCCCATTTGATTAGAAGTAGTTAAATCATAAACCCATGTAGAATCAAGACCAGGGATGTTCAAACAATAGAAGTAATGTCCACCTTCTTGATAAACATCAGCGGTAGCTTGTGCCCATCTATCAGACCCAACTCCAAGCCATAATTGTTCCATAGGGAATAAACTAGCTCTTTCTGGTGTGTATCCATTAGTTTTCATTACTATCGGCCCACCAGAATCTGAAGTTGATAGCCACATCAGTTCATTATTTATTTTTTTAATAGTATAAGGGGAAGCACAACCTGAATTAATCAATAATCCTTCCCTTTGGGCAAAGACTGTATTCCCTTGGCCATAATTATACCAGATTTCTGTAGTTTTCTTGCCAAAGAGCCATAGATCTTGGTTCTTATTAATTAATCCTACTATTGTATCTGGATTTGCTTCAGCAGAAGCGAAGTTCAAAGCTGGAATTGTATTATCTAAAGGATCTGTCCAAACGAATTGATTAGTTCCTGTTGAGCTAAAAACTACGTAAGTGTCCATGTAAGTAACAGAACTAAACGGAACTACACCTGCTCCACCTAGAGCTGCCATAACATCTGTAGTAAGATTAACTGTAAAAGACAAAGAACCTGCTATTACAAATAAATCAACACCATTATCAGCATATTGAACTGGAAGACCCCCAGTATCTATGGTTCCAATTACTGTAGCAACTAAAGAACTAGATATTTTATATAGAGTTGATCCAAAAGCGAAATAAGCAGCGCCATTACTAGCAACATAACCATCCCTAGAACCTGAATTCAAACCTGTAATAACTGGATCTAAACCTTGGGTTGGTACTAATTGTGCCTTCGATCCTGATTTACCTCTACCTGACTCTATAACTTCTACATACCAATTAATACATCGTTGACAATCTGCTTGTATATTTGGAAGACGGTATGCTGGCCCAACAAATCCCTCGAAAGTAGTACTCATTATACTTGACTCCAATCGTTATACGAAATCATGGATTATTAAAACCAGTGTTGATATTGAACTTAGAACCTGAACCGAAATCAAAAGACATTTCCTCGCTCTCGAAGTTGTTATTCATGATAGTTTGTTTAGCGGTAAGGGCTATATTTGTAACAGAAGGAGGAACTTCAATTCCATATTCTGGGCCTAGAGCTACAGCTAGATTATATACTAGGGCTTGTCTATATGCAGGAGGTAAACTAAAAGTAGTATTTAAAGTAATAGTATTATCAACTCCATCTTGAGTTAATATAACCATACTGATATTAGCAGAAGTAGGAACTGGGTAAACTTTAATTGTTCCATTAGGGAAACTAGGATCATAATTAAAATAGAATGGTAATTGTTGTGAAGTAGTTTTCTGGGTGATATCACCGTATTCTGATGCAGATAATTCAGTCATTGCTAGGTCGGTATTAGGGGAACTAGAAGTATTTCTATTCCATGCAGCGTCAATCCGAACTGGTCTAGCTGTCATTGACCAATCACCAGTGGGGCCAACAGTATAAGTAGATTGTCCATTAACAAAAGCAAAAGTTGAGTAAGAATTAGAGTACAGCATTAAACTAGATCCATTCCATGAATCAATGATTTCTTTAAGTACTTCTAGTCCTTGTGAGGATTGTGTCCCTGATGGAGTTTGTACATTAGCAATAGCTCCTATCAAACGTAGTGATCTGGTAATTAAATCCCTATAAGTATAAACAGCCATAATTGTTCCTTAAAATAGAGCCAAGGGATTTAACCCCCTTGGCAGTTAACTTATAGATTACCCAATTACACGAACAGCTAATTGAGGTCTAACACACTTCCAGCCGTACATAACATCAAGACGTTTGATTGCTTCATCTTCAGTGATATCAGTTCCACTCATCATACGAAGAGTGATACCAGTAATAGGATCACGTTCTTTGTTCACTTTAACGCCATCCATATCATCAGAAAGATCACAAGCAGCAAACAACAATGCATCTTTACACCATACTAAGTTCACATCAGAAGCTGTAGAAGCAGCACCATAGAACGTAACAGCGTCAGTATCAGTAATAGCTCTGTTAACTGTTTGATCTTTACCAGAAGTTACCATTGCAGGTAAGAAAGATAAAGTAACAGCACCACCACCTGAAGAGGTTTGTAGCGTTTGAACAGTAAATACTTGGAGTTTACCAGTACTTACACGAGTCAAAGGATTCACTGAGTAAACAGCAGCAACAGTGAATTGATCACCAACCACATACGTTTTGGAAGCCCCTGCGCTTGCTAGAACAACTGAAGTTGCACCAGTAGATAAGGTTCCGTTTACAGTAGCACCAGTAGAAGTTCTGGTTCCTGAAGTAAAACGTGGAAGAGCTTGGCTTTCTACGAACTCAATACCAGCATAACGAGTCAATACACCTTTCATGTACTGGTCAGAAATGGTAGGATTCGGATTGAATAGAGCTTTAGCACCATCAACAAGACCAGCTTGAGCTGAAGGAGATAGAGCAGCAAACATTTCTTGTCCACCAGCTTGATCTTTTAAACGTGCACGAGCATCATTGAAAGGACGTAAAGTACTGATATCAGCGCCAGTCCATTGAGCAGGAGCACCAGCAGTATAAGCACCTGGGGTAACTAAACCTTGAGCACCATTGAACAGTTCAGTATAACCATCTGATTCGATATCAGCAGCTAATTGAGCCATTAAAGGAGATGCTACGTTAGAATAGAAATCACCAAGACTTAAGGTAAGTTGTTTAGAAGTAAAACCAACACCAGCATTACGTTGAGTAATAGTGATAGTAGTAGATGTTTGGGTCGTATTGTTTTTAACAATAGTTGCACCAGTCGTAGACAAGTATCTAGGTGGAATCTTAATAGTAACAGTGTCACCAGAGTTAAACGTAGAATTCCTGAAGATTTCATCAACGTTCTGTGAACATCGATTAACTAGAGTCCAGTTGTTTCTGAGAGCCTTAAGACAGGTTTTAACTGCTAAGGTGGAAGTAATAAGCGTATTCGTTGCAGGCATAGTATTCTCCTTGAAGAATAATTATTTATTTAGTATTTTCTTTGTTTGAGTTCTTGTGACAGTATCTTATCGAATTCTGCATCTGTCATATCATCTCTGTATGTTTTAGATCCAGAAACGGATGAACTAGGTAGTTTTCGAGGTGGTACTGGTACAGAACTTACTTTTGTAGTTGATTTCTTACTTGAAGACAATCCAAGTTTAATTTCAGTCAAGATAGCAATCTGTTCAATAGCATCTGCTTGTTTGAATTCATTCAGTTTTATTTCATCACTGAACAATTTATATACAACTTCAGGGCCATTTTCTAGTTTAAACGCATATTGTAGAGCAGGTTGATGAGCACCTGATGCTTGAACTGCTTCTGTAGTAACAACATCATTGAAATCTTTATGTTGTTTAATTACATTAGCTGCTCTTTCATCCCAAGTCTTAGCTAATTCTTGTGCTTGGACTTGTTGTAGCTCAGCTTCACTTTTAATAGAACGTTTAAATTCTGCTTTCTCGAATCTCCATTCAGCATCAGCTTCATAAAAATCTTCAATAGAATCGAATGTTATTTTTAATAAACAAGCATCCTTTATACTTAAATTTTCCTCTGTTTTAACCGTTACAAAATCTGATTTAATACTTTTAATCGTTATTGACTTTTGATTAAGTTGACTTAAAACAGTTTTACGAACCGAATCCAAAGTATATTTATTTACAAAATCAAAGTAGAAGATTTCGATGTTTCCGTGGTGAGTATATGTACCACATGGCGAGTTGGAGAAATTATTTTCCAAACTGGAAGTATATTGACAACAACGATATTGATTCTAATGATGCATTGGTTATCAGTGCACCGTTTAGTGACACAGGAAATATACATCCTGAAACAGAAGCAGTGTTGAAGTTATGTGATAAGTTGGAGGTACCTGTGCTGATTGACTTGGCTTCTTTTGGTGCGTGTTATAATCTTAATCTTGAT